CGGCAAGAAAACCGAGTGATATTCACTGGGCATATGGTGTAATGGATAGCATACTGGCCTTCTAAGCCGGTGATACGGGTTCGACTCCTGTTATGCCCGTTGGGAATACTCAATTCCTTTATGTATAGAACACCATACGGTAAGTTATGGAGAGAGAACGAACTAAAGAACAAACTTGGTCTATGACGAAAGAGTTCTATGATATAGACAAACTGGCTGATAAATTAACGAGTAGGTTGGACATAAACCAAGCGAGAGGAGACAGTATAATGTATATCAAAGAGTTTATTGATTTTGTTAATACACAGTCCGAAACAGATAATTACTCTCACCTTTATTGGGCAGTTGAAGGGATTTTAGAACTCATGCATTGGTTTGCCGGAACTTGGCATGATGTCTGTGTTGTTACTGACATTGACAGTGCGAGGTGGCCTCCAGCAGTAAGAGAGTCGCACGAAGATTTCAAACCTTGAGTTTCTCAGCCTTCTTGCGTAGATAACGAGACAAGCGACCGCCTGTAACTTTAGCAACAGGCTTGGCCTTGCGCTTGCGTTCACCCTTGAAGCCGAGTTGACCGTGAAAGCGGACATAGTGACAAGAAGGACATTCGTGTAGCACTGCCTTCTCGCCGCTGATATAGTTGCCAGCAATAGTAAGAGGCAAAGCGATGCGATTGCAGTTTTCGCACTTCTGCTTGAGTTCATCAACAAGTTTACCCATATTAAGCCGCCATCAAAAACGCAACCCACAAACTCATCATGGTATCGGCCCTGCTAATGTGACAAGTTGCGCCGTTAATCGTTGTATTGCTGTTTCTAAATCGGGAGGAGGCCCACCCGCCCAATTACCGGGATTAGCGGGGTTGTATGGTTCAGCACCACCTTGTCCAGCAGGGACAGCGGCGGCGGCTAAGGCACCTTGAGCAGCAGTTGCGAAGTCAGCAGCACCCTTAGCACTGTCCTTGACTAACTTACCTGTTGTACCATCAAAAGCGACGAAGTTATTAGCAGTCGCGGAAGAAGGACCGACTACATCACCGCTACCACCACCACCGCTCGCAGCGGCCCATTTAACACCGGATGGTTCGGAACTGTCGGCTGTTAAAACATGATTATTTGTTCCTACCCCTAAGATGGTTGCGTCACCTGCACCATCACCAACAATCAAATCACCTTTAGTACCTACATCGCTGTGCATGATTGCACCTGCGGCATTTACATTTGTTGCATCAGTCACATCCGCACTGGCTGTTATGCCATCTAATTTGTTTTTGAGAGTGGTAGTGAAGTTCTTTTGAGTAAGCCCGCCATCTCCAACTGTATATGTCGTGTTGGTGTCCGTCGCACTGATTGTACCATCAACCGCAATAGCAACATTCGTTCCCGCAGTTAAGGCGGCAACAACATTTGCTGTATCAGTAACATCTGCGTTTGCTTCTATACCATCCAACTTTGCACCATCAACAGACAAATCACGCCCATCGACAGTTTGACTGCCTGCCATTGTAATGTTACCTGCCATTGTTCCACCTGCTTTGGGCAAAGCAGCGTCAGCAGTAGAGCCTTGGGCGGCAGTTGCATAATCGGCGGAGTCGAATGCTTTGACTTGAGCGAGATTTGTAACCTCGCTATCCATCAGCGCACCTGCGGCGTTGACAGTCGTTGCGTCTGTCACATCTGCCGATGTATCAATTCCATCTAATTTTGTCTTGTCTGCGGCAGACATAGAACCTGCGGCACTTGTTGTCGCCGCACTAATACCAATCGTTCCTGCGCCTGTAATTGTGCCTCCTGTGATGGGTGCAGTAGTAGCAACAGAAGTTACCGTTCCTGTAGTGCTGACTCCATTAGCAGAAGAAATCTGTTTCCAATTGTTACCATCATATACAAAACTGGCAAACTCGCCATTTGTTATGTTGACATTTATCGGCGTTGTTCCATGAACAGTGTCAAATCTCAAATCGTGAGCACCTGCTGCGTGGTATACCTGTACTACATGACCTATGCCAAAGTTACCGTTTGGATTGATAGTGCGATTTTGGTCGGTAGTTATGACCCATAAATCGGCTTGGTCGAAAGTAAATACCAAATTACCACTTGTAGTGACAACCTCAAGTCGATTAGGACCCATGACATAAGTATTAGTTGCAGGTGTCGTGTTGAGATTTCGGGGTATCGAAGCATAAATGTTGGCGTGTTTGTTACCTGCTTTGTCTTCGTAATGACTTTGCCACATAGCACCGAAAGGGCTTCCATCGAAGTCTCCGTCTTCGGGACTGGAGAAGAAACTATCTAAGTCAGTAAGAGCGTTTGATGTATCTACATTGCCAATCGAGCCCTTTGTCATTGGTGTGAGATAAAAAGGAGATGTTCGTATGTAAGCCCTCCTATCGTCTACAGAAGCAGTGCTACTGAGTGAAGCATTGACATTTGCAGCACCGCCTGTCATAGAATATCGCAAGACTGCCAAAACAGTGTGCTGGTGATTACCATCTGTATTACCTGTTACGCTTGGGCTTGAAAGAAAGCGATTCGGTATAAGAGGCGTTCCACTTGAAGGTGATACTGGTGTGCCGATTTCATACATAAGGTGCGCCTTGGGTGTGTTTCTACCTACAAGGTAAATGACGACATATACCTCACTGTTGGACGACGGTACGCTGGGTAAATCACCGCTGTAATTACCAGTAACTCCTACTTCAAACAATTCGGAGGAGCCCGGACCGTTTGCAAACTTATACATCGCACCGTCAATTACGCAGTAACCGCCGTAGACTTTCACCACTCCCGATGGTAGTGCTTCTACAAAGCCCGGAGTTATAGGGACAATGCTATTCCTTAGCGAATCACCTCTTGCGCCGTCACCGAGGCGCATAATCCCGTTTCCGTGTAGTGCTTCGTAGATATTTGTAAGACTGGGGCTTGTCAAGCCATCGCCGTCTCTAAGTCCTTGAGAATTACTACCTATACCTGTTCCGCTTGTATGCCCTGCTGTTGGATTCGTCATGCTGTCACCTCGATAATAGCCGAAAACTGTATCTCGTTGTTACTGCTTTTTTCAACTGCGTTATAGGTGTATCTCATAAAATCAGTAGTATCAGTAGAATCGTTTGGGTTTTTATACCGTATCACTACTTCTTTGAGTGGGCGAGTAAGTGACACATCCAATGATAACTTGGCTTCTACGACAAGCGTGGTATCGTCTACCACTCTCACTGTTGGTGTAACTACTACTGCTGGACTACCTATTCCTCCGTCTTGTTGAGTTGCTACAGTTCCATCGAAACCAAATACAACTTCATTGATTCTACTCTTTAGTGTGTCGATTAAAAATCTCGTTCCTTCGTCTAATAATGGCAAATCATCCTCTCCTGTTTCTTGAATACTTTGTATATACACTACCTATTTTGAGATGCTCGTTGCGGGTTTCAGCAAAACTAATCGGAGACAGTATAAACAGTTCTTGGTTGTCAATTACTGGGTGAACACTACTCGACTTAACAACTACTGTTGTAGGATTTACACTTGCAAGGTGAATGTGTCCTAATTTGTTACCTTCGGAAGTATAGACTGCTTGGTTGTCTGTGGCGAATATGGTTGTAGCATTCACACCGTCGACTGTAAAAGAGGTAGTCCCTACAGCGTAACCTGCGCCGTTATTCACGAATACACCTGTACTTTTCAATACCAAAGAGCCATGAATAGAGTTTCTACGGTTCATACCTATAGTGTAGCCGACTCCTCTATTGGCATCTACTCTTTGAGATAACTGCCAAGTCACTTTGACTTTGAAACCAAAAGCAGTAGTGAACTCTTCTGTAGAAAACTGACGGTTTCTCTCTTCATTGGCTTGTAGGTTACCGCTCACATCAATCTCTTGAAACCGCTGCAATACATCCTCAAGGGTAACATCTACCGAATTGACATGTAGTTCTGCTACTTTACTGTCAATGTCTATTTTACTACCCAACACGATGTAACGCTCGTTATCGCTGCGAGTTTGATATGAAATCAAATCGCCCGGATGCATGTGACTTGCTGAAACAACATCGGTAAGTTTTCTACTACCCGTTGCTTTCTTAGCCATTTTTAACATGCGCCTACCTATGGCTTTTGCACTTGATTTGGTTATAGCGGTAGGAGCGTGTATGCCACCCGGAACTTCGTTTATACCTTCGCTTTGTCTACCCAAGTCATCCACTTGGACGATATTATCGTTGTTGTTGGCAATTGGCTTACCTCTTACTATAACTCGATTAGGTGTGTTTTCATTTGACTCTTCCATGCTTCCACCTAATACTCGATTTTCTCCGACAAAGTATTCTCTTTCTGTTTGGTTTTGAGGGAAGTAGCATATATTGCCGAAGCGGTCTGCTTTTGGATTGTAACCGTCATGCTTTGCTAAATAACGCAGTGCGCTGTATGCTTCGACTCCGTAGAAGTCTTGGGCTAAGAATGTGACACTGGGTGCTCTTGCCCTTACACCGTTGATAGAACTGGTGTTGGCTTTTACCACACGAGCCGCCAAGTCGGATGTTCGCAAACCCACGCCCACTTTTTGAGCAAAATGGATGGCTTTGTCGGTGAAGCCTATTTCATTGAGGCTTCGACCTTTGAGGTTCTCTAAGCGGTATCTCGTTCCCTTTGTAGCGTCTTTGATTTGCGAGACGACCAAGGCTTGTTGGTTGTTGTCAGCCCCTATCACCAGTGCTGGCAGAGGACTCGCTGTGCTGACTTTATCGTCAACGACAAACAGTGCACCTTCGTATCTCATACCGTCAGTCGGATTATGAAGCAAACGGATGGTGTCCTCTTCTTCGATGAGTCGGTATCGCTTCTCAGCGGTAGGCATGAAATCACTTTGGGTAGGTTTGTTGACAGTGAATCCTGCTGATGTCTTGGTGTATTCGCCATGACGAACAGCGTTATCGACAAAGCGTGGCTTACGCACCACCTTCATAATGGAGTTTTGGTCTGCGTCGAGGCGACCAGTTGAGAGATTCTTACCCAGTGCCATACTCACTCCCCACTATGGTCTCCTGTATTATAAGAGGCATCCCCTTTGCTACCTTTCGGGTGTAGGGTTTGGCTGAATCTCGGCTGAACTTCATAGTCTCCTTCTTCGTCATCTGTAGAGCGACGACTTGCATCGGAACGGAAATGCTCCAGTGTGTTTTCGCTCATAACCATACGAGCCACAGGAGAACGGATGTCGGTCTTGTCGTAGCCTGTAACCTCGACACCCTGTATTTTAGGCCCTTGGCTGTCGGGAACAGTAACATTAGACGCAGGTGCTATTGAGTAAACAGGTGCATAAGGAGGGCTACTCGGTGTTCCGGTTCTTGCACTCGGAACATCACTTGTAAACAATCCATACTTACCACCAGCAGTTGCTCTATAGAAGTTTGAGCCTGCTTGAGGACCGCCTGTGTTCAAGAACGCTCGGAACATTTGACTGTGCTTGTAGTCAAGTCCGTGAGACGGTCTATAGATAAACTGAATAGTGCTGTCTGTGTAGTTGATATTCTCTAAGGCAGGGTCATGGTTACCGTCTTGGTAAGGGTTTGATGAAGAAGAAGCACCTGCTTTGCCCCATCCCTTTACATCTAAAACTCCAGCATGCTTACTCCACTCCATGATGTAAGTTCCTCCAAGCGACCACATAGCGTGTGCGTTTGAGTGCTTAACAACACCTGTCACAGGTTTGTCCGACCAGTTAAGAGCGGTCATGTCTAAGTCTTTGAGTGTTCGACTACCTACATCGTAAGCACCACGAAGGTTGGTTCTCTGTCCAACTTCTTTGTCAGCGTGCAGGCTATGTGCCTCTGTTGACATAACAATATATTCACGACTTACTCCGTCATTGAGTTCAGCAAGCGTATCTACATCGAGACCCATTCTTACATCGTTTCTTGCAACAGGCTCAGCACCTCTGTTATCAGCATTGACAGTCTCAGTAGCCTCGCCCACATTTGCGCTTGGTTTGAGTAGGCCGTCGTCCGAGTTCAAATCTACACGGTCGCTGATACCTCTTTCAACTTCTCCGTCTTGTAAAGTCAAGTTGCTCGGTCTTACAAGTCCTTGACCTACTATAGGCTCAGCGGTGCTGTGACTGAGGACAAGTCCTGTAGCGTCATGCGTTTCGCTGACATCCATAAGCATGCTTTCGTTGAATACAGTAGGCCATCGGACACCTCGACCATCTCCTCGGTCACCGACTCTCATAGCACTGGCTGGGTTAAACCAGTCAGCAGTGCCCATGTTTGATGCGGCGTTGTTGTCGCTGTTGTCGTTACCGCTATATCGGTCACCACCGTCTCCTCCGAAGAGGTCATGAGCGGCTGGTCTGTGCGTTACATTAGTATCGGCATATGCGTCTTCGGGGTCCCATGAAGGTCGTAGTCCGAATCCTCTTACAGGGAAACGCCTTACATCCTCTCCACGAGTGTTGCCCCACCAATCGACCATGTAATGACGATGAGCCTTTGCGAGTTCTTCGACACCTTGACCTGCTTCGTCGTTCGGGAACAAACGAGTGGTGGTCGAGGCGTTCCTCAAAGTCCTTACTGGACATCCGAATGATGAAGTCATTCGACGACCGTCGCTGTATCTCACCTGTCGGCCTATTTGGTCTTGACCGAGTAGACTTGACACTTGAGTGATGCGCTCTAAAATACCGACATTTATCGCTTCTACATCTTCATCGTCTTGAGCGGAGTCACTACCGACATACTCCCAAGCATCGTCCTTGGAGTCTTGTTGAACGAGTGGTCCGTGATAATAACCAAGCATAGCGTTGCTGTTTGCAACTTCAAGCCAGCCTCTTACATAAGGCGACCAGCGAGGTCGGTTGTAGAGTTGTCTTACACCCATTCGATAGCCGAAGCAGCGGTTTCTGTCACTTGGCAAGGACAGAGTAGCAACTCCTGTTGAGTCTTGGTATGTCTCACAGTCCATGCCATAGGTGTCACTACCCCAACCAATGAGAGAGTGCCCATAAGACTCTAATCGACTTACTGCGCCACCTCCGTGACTACCGCCGGGCCAAAGACCTGCGAAGTTATATTTGTTTGAACCCACAGTTCCGCCTTGGTGAGTCATACCGGCTGTTGCGTCGATAGCCGCCGCTGTAAATGATTCACCTGTCCCTTCGGGTTTAATCCATTTCATACCGAAAGCAAATGGACCTTTACTGGCAACATAGTTGAAGTCATGGTAGTGTATAGTTTCAAAGTGTTCGGGAACATGGTTGTAACCTCGCTTATCAACAGGCGTATCAGCAGCACCAGTGTTTGTATAGAAGTCACGAGTGCCGCCAGTGGCAGTGTCGCTATACCAAGTAAAAGGTCTACCGAGATTTGGATGCCACATACAAAGGAAAGCGTCCGGAGTATGTAGCGAGTTTGTGTCTCTACTGCCGTTTGCAAATTGCGGCAAAGAGCGAGTCATTATGCTCTGCTTAGAGTTCGTGTAAAGCGAACTTGCGTCTCCGTTATCATACGCTTTGCTGAGATGTAAGACAGTACCCGATGCGCCAATGTTGGCCCAAAACTCAGCACTACCGCTGACTCCGGAGAAGGTATCACTTTCACCGAGTGTGGCGTGAGCGAGTGTTCCGGTTCTGTTTGTATAAGTCGCAGTGTAGCGAATACCGTTCTTGTAGTAAACCAATAACTCATCATAGTAAGGCTTGACAGGGAACAGGTCGTTATTATCAACAACGATAGTGTTAGACCCATTTTGACTAATGACTACGCAGTTTGGATTAAGGCTTCTTATGCGCTTATGAGGTTCGTAAATGTCGAGATAGGTCGTTGGGTAGCCTGCGAGTGTCAACTGCGCTCCTACTGAACCGTAGCCAACTCTGCATAACTCGTAGTAGTTATCGGGCTTATGCCATTCAATATGACGGAACTTGTCAGCATTACTTGATTCTGCTCCGTCTTTATGCAGTATACCCCACCAAGGTATAGTCAGTGTTCGACCGGGAGTTGAACTTTCAAACATACCGGGTCTGTAAGGTAGACTTCTTCTTGTCAAACTTGGACTTGAAGTCTCTTGCACACCCAGCGGGTTGTAAAGAGCGAGTGGTGCTAAGTTGGTAAATTGACTACCAGCATCCGGTTCGATGTCGAGTATGACTTCATTCAGTATGACTTCACACCCTCTTACATCAGCCATCATAGCCTCTGCAAGTATGAGAGCGTAACCTCCTCTTGTCGACATGTCTTTTTCTATAGCGATAACAGTGTTTACTTGTTGCCCTGTCAACTCAGTTACTTTGTCGCCGCTTTCACTTGGGGCCTTAATCGAATCACTGTGGTTTAAGTGAAAGCCCTGCAACTGTTGTTTGAATACATTCGGTTGAATGATAATTTGATATGCACCTACTTCTAATGGGTCGGGGAAGTGGTTGTTCAAAGTATAGGTGTTACCTGCCTCTAAGACAAGTGTATGTCCTCCTTGAGAGTTGATAACACCAGCGTTACTACCGGCACTGGCGGCTATACCGTAGCCTTCATACTTCACTTTAGTTTCAGTGAGTAAGGTAAACGCACCACCATGTATGTCACTCGGACCGAAGCCAGCAGTAGCAGTTGAGAACCAAACCAGCGGGTCTTTTGTAAATCCGGAACTTGCAAGTGTTACAGTTGATGATGTACGCGTGCCTTCAAGCGTACCAATGTAGTTATCGCTGTCCGGTGAATAATTAGAACTCTTACAAGCAGTGTTGAGGTCATAGAGACGCTGGTAAGCAGGGTGTGCGTAGTGTCCGGGCATCAATGCCATAGTAGGCGTAACATAGTGATGGCCCATTCTTGGTATAGGCATAGGTGTCATTTTTGGCTTTATGATTTGAGAGAACGCTGTAGAAGGCTCAGCCATGTTTCCTGTAGTCGATGGTAGATTTGAGTACAGGTTAAACCAATCTATCTCTTTCATATCCGGACTTGCGCCACTGTATTCGCTGTGGTCTCTTAGTCTTCTCGCCGCAAACAACCTTGTTGAGCCTGCTGGTATGTAGTAACTCGGCACTACCTTGAGTCCTGTTTTTCCATTTACAAATGCGGCGAAGTCCGGACTATAGACAACACCTGTGAACTTATTAACGCCCTTACCTGTGTAAGAAGCAATGACACCTTTATCGGTAGTAGGGTCGTAAACTCTTAAGAAATAACGCCCTCCGCTCAATTCAGTTGTATCGGTCCAAGTAGCAGTTTCGGGAGTTGAAGTAACTGTTATTTCATCGCCGGAATAACTTGAATATGTCAATTCATCTATATCATGTCGATGGGTCATACTGACACCCATTCTCGTTACATGAAACAGTATACTTCTGTCATGTGGCTCATACGACGACTGTAAAGGTGCGTTGGCAGTATGGTCTTCCCAACCTGTGTTGCTTGATGCCGGGAACTTTAATCGAGCCGCACTCTTTGTTGTAGATATGTCTACAGCGTCTTGGCTGAGATGTTCCCAGCCATTGTTTTCCCAAGTAGGGAACAGCCTTGGACCTGCGTATTCATAATCAAACATTTTGCGTATTTGGCTAATGCTTTGAGCAGGGTGCTGTAAACCACCCGAACCGAACGACTCGTTTTGATAAGCCTGTATTCTGTCGAAGCCCGACCTTACAACGATGTTACCGGGTATCTCATCGGGGTTCGGCAATCTAATTTTGAGATTCGGGTTGATACCTGCACCAGCAAGGGCTGGAGCAAGTCCTTCAATATCTCTATCACTTATGTGACGGAAGTCCATAATGACAGTTCCCAAAGGACTGCCTCCTTCAAGTCGATGCTCTTGTCCTGTGTCGTCCATAACGCTGACGCTTTCAAACTGTATGTGCTCATTAGGTATGAGCAAAGCGTTGCGAACTTCTAATGGGTGCTGCTCGGCCAGTTGAGGATGACTCAACTCCTGTGCTTGTATGATAGGGAACATGGCAGCATTGGTTGTTTCAAAAGAGAAGCGGACATTACCAAGTATTTTTTCACCCACTAATTTGTAACTGCCGCCGTCTTTCCTCTTCGTCCAAGGAATCATACCCAGTCCTCTCGCATTTACAGCAGGCATAGTAAGACTACCCCCGTCCATGCGTTTCCAAACTACATGCTCCGGCAAAAAGTTACGAGCGGCATGTCGCTTAGTATAGTAACCATAAAGTCCGTTATGAGGCATAGCAGTAGCCGCTGCTCCTATATTGAGATAATCAGTTCTGCTGCTTACACCTATGCATTCAGTTGCATAAGTGCCAGCGTCTTCGTGAAACATAGAAGCCTTAACAACCGATTCATCCCAAAACAAATCACCAGTAGGGTAATTACAGGCGTTCGCCCTCACCATGTCACCACTCTGTATAGTTCGATGTAACTGTGCATCACTTGCAGTAGACCCGGAAGCAGGGTATTCACCCTGTGATATTATGCCACTGCCAACATAACCACTGTGAACTTGCGCTTCTATGTGAGGTCCGGCAGTTGCTGGTCCTACATATCGACTTTTATTATTCACTTTACCTACATCCCAACCAACAGTACCAGCATGTGATATGTCGTTGGACTGTGCCACATGCAACCAGTCACCCAGTCCGGATATACCGTTTATGTCTGCTTTTGCTATGATAGGTAATTCGCTTTCGTGACTGACTGCAATAAGGTGTCTACTGAATAAACCTGTTACACAGTAGTCACCGTAGAAAGCACCAGTCGGAACTTCCACACTACCTGTCGGGGCGTTACCCACGGTGCAAGTTTCAGCAGCACCGTAGGGGTTGAAGCCTAAGAAAGCATGCCAAGCACCCAAACCTGCTGGATGTAGATTTGCACCTATGCCGTTTACTGATTCGTAAGAGTTGAGGTAGGAATAGGCTTCACCATGCCAACCAACCGCTCCGACTGGTTTTGTTCTGTCAACTGCATCAGCGAAGCCGCTGAAATGAACCTGTGTCATGTGGTCTCTCGCTGTTCCCGACGCTGCGTTGTTAAATCTATGAGTTCCTGCTTTAGTCCAAATGTAAGCCTTGTAGTTGCTGTCGGGGGTAATCGCAGCGCGAGTTTGGGGATTCACTATGTTTGTATTTGTAGTTATTAGGTTCTTACCTAATGTGAATGTGGTATTAGAACCTGCTACGCTTTGAGATATATACGGTGCAAAACCTGCAACACTGCCGTCACTTACTCTTAGCCAGCCGTAATCGGGGAGTGTAGTTGCGTCACTTGTTACTCTTATAGAAGCAGCAGTTCCACCACTTTCAGCAGTGTATTGGTTTACTGCCAATTCGACCCAACCATATCGGTCTTGCTTGTGTGCATTTTGCATACTCGGCATAAAAGTGCCGCCAATAGCCTTTAGCGGGTCAGTGCCGGGGAATGTGTTTATTGCACCGGTTAACACTGCTCCTAATTCTTCACCGTTTTGACAGCGAGTAGCGTCGACCAATACTACATTATTATTCATTTTTTGATTATTGGGCGAACCTCCGTAGTAAGTGAGGTAAGCCTGTGCAAGTAAAGCACCCGGTCTAAACGCACTGGCGTTATGCTTAGCACCACTACCTGTTGAAAGGAACGCGTCAGCAGTGTGGTTTTTTGGATTCTTTCTTATATGGTCGTCGAGGAAATGTCCTCCGGGGTGATAGCCTCCGTCCATGTGCCATATAACTGAGGGTTCTCTTGTCTTAAGGTAAGTGCTGCTACCTACGGCGTTGCCGTTTATGTCAGTGAACACCGCACTGAACGGATGATAATGCTTAGGTAGACTCGTTGCTGCTTGAGGAGAGCCTTCAAAGTAAAACGCTGATGCGAATGTTTGGCTATAGTTTCTTGAAGACGATGAAGAATCATTAGGGAAACCTTTGGTGGGTTGCCAGTTCATAACATAGTTGAAACCTTGAGCGTTGTTCTTTTGAAAGAAAGTAGTCATTGGCAAATGCGACAAAGCATTACCTCTATTGAAACCACTATGTTCTGTGATGTCGCCATTTGCCAATTGGTTCGGCAAGAAAGAATCCTTAGTTGCATCTCCACCTATATGAATAGGAACAGCACTGTAGCCGTTACCAGCAGTTACTATATTGGCACCCTGTGGCTCAGTAGTAGCAGTGCTATGAGGGAAAGCCTGCCCCGGACCAAATATCATGTAAGTAACATGATTGTTGATATTACTGTCATGCGTATACCTTGCGTGAGGATGTGCGAACCTAATGATAAGAGGAGACGGTATGTTGACATGTACAGAATTAGTGCCATCAGTGTAATCCAAACCTGTTACCTTTGCATTAGCACCTTTCGCCATGTCGAACGGCAATATAGCATCTTGGTTGAAGAAAGGAGGATTGTTCTGCCCTTTATGCTGGTCGAGATAAGGTGTTCCGGGGAACATAGCCATCATTGCGTTCGTATCAAGAAGAGCATAAGAACCAGCGAGTTCCCCCACATTTTGCAAGCCAGTAGAGCCAGTTGGTCCTTTAGCGTAAGGGTGTGTGTAAAAGTCGGAATAATCATTTTGAGTTCCGTCATTGATGTCGGTAACTACGCCGGAAAAACCACCGCCGAAGTAAACAGGGACATAGTGGTCGGGGCTATCTCTACCTCCTCGGAAGTACAAGAAAGGATTACCGTTCTTACTACCTGCTATTCTTACTCCGTCTGTCTTAATAGCAGAGTAAGGGTCACTCAGTCCCTTGATTAGTATGTCATGCTGCGCTGGACTCGACCAATCAGCGGAAGCACCGTTACTGACATATATAGCGTGAGTAACACTGTTTGTTCCGGGTTTGCTTCTCACCATTGCGTACTCAGTAGAACTTCGCCAAAGTAAGAAAGGCTCTCCCCAACTATCAGTGTCATCGCAAGCAAGTTTACCCAGTAAAGCCCAAGACTCATTAGAATGAGTGTGTATCTCAGTAGAATTAGAATTATGAACTTCCATACAAGGTGAGTCTATTCTTGGTATGATATGGTCTCCAGCGACATCGGTGTAATTTTCACCTCGTAGATTACGCCTCCATGTAGTGGTATCGACAATGTTATTTTGACTGTCAACGAGAACTGGTGTTGCAGTATTGGCATTTGAACCTCTATATTTGGTGTTGATATGTAGTAGTGTATGAGGTATGTAGCCGATGTCGAGTCTTACTCCAGCGTCTTGGTCGGTAGTTGTCAATCCTTGAAGGTGAGTACCGCTGTCTACAGCCTCAGTCGAAACGCCTTCAAGTAGTCCCCAGTCTTTAGAGACATCTGCTTCAAACAACTTGTTCAGCGGAATGCTTGAATCGCTGCGTACCTTTATGCGAATCGCTGTAGGGCTCACGCCCCATTCGCCAAGTGTTTTGCCATCGGGTGCATACATGTGCGTGCAATCAAAACTGGTCGCCTCTATGTTGTCTTGAGACACTGCGTCCATGTTGACAGCATGGGCAACTGCGGCGGTCATCACTTCGTCAGTAAGAAGACTGGTAAAGTTAATTCTTGGACTCAAGAACCAGTTACCGTTACTATGGCTCGACGAGCCCCCACTTACCCCATAAAAATGATGTGTTCCGCTGGCATCGTTATGGCTTCGACTGGTGTAGTAAAAAGTCAACCCTTGGTAATCAGTCCCGGCTGTGCCATGCTTAGAAAGTTGAAACATACCACTTTCGGGGAATCCGAGATAGCCAAGTATATCGGGATGAGAGTTGATAGTTGCTTCGCTGTTATCGTAAGGAGCATCGAGCGTTATTGTCATAGTGTTACTTGAATATGTAGTGCCCACTTTGACTCCCACTACAGGGGCAGGGTATGCGTTCCAAAGGTTACCTTTGAAGTTCTTTGGATTACCACCTGTCTTTTCGCCGCATACTTCTCCACTTCCGACCATATGCGCTCCTATAGTAAAGCCACCTTGCGAGACATCTCTATCGTCAAAGTGAACGATTACTTCTTCTTCAAGCGTAGGAGGTAAAATAGTATTGTCTCCGGAAAAGTTCTTGCCGAACTGTTTGTAAAGAAGCCGTATTGTATGGTTGTCACCGCGATGGTCTGTAAAGCGTAAACCGTAAAGTGGGCGGTTACCAATGTTATTGCCTTTCATGTCTTCTTTGGGTATGTAACCGTCATCACTACCAACTGTTGTTGCAGTCATAGCAGTGCCAGCATTAGCGGCATTACCGTAACGGGTAGAATTGATTGCCCCGTCGTTTGTGAATCCCCATCTACTAAGGTCGGGAGACCAACCGGGTATGCCCGTCATTACCATACCACCAAAGTTTATTCTTGCTTTTGCTTTCGTGCCTACTCTTAGTCCGTCGACCAATGCAAAGGCTGGACTCTTAGTTTCAAAAGACTCGTTGAGTAAAGTGTTTGTAGTTCTACCGGACACTATCTCTGTGTTGGCTTCTGCTAAAACGCCACTGCTGTCGATAGTATCAGCACCAAAGTCAAGGTTGTTGTTTACTTCGTCGTCTGTGTTTTCCGGTGGTAAGTATTCCTTGAGAGTAGTAATAGGTGCAAAGGGTCTACCAAAACGATTGATAGGCATAGGAGCAGGGTGCATGTTTTCTCCGGCTACTTCGTCCGGCTGACACCAGTAGTTTCGGAATCGACCTCCGTGACCGATAAGGAACTGTGGTCGGTAAGGAGTTTGGGCTTTGCTACTGTCAAGCCAAGTACAAAAGTTCCTACCACCTGCACCCGGAACTGTAGAGTGTATTACAACAGAGAACCCTTGGTTACCTTCGGAATCGAGAACTACTCTACCTAAGTGTGCTCTTACATAGCCCATGTGCGTTCCTCGGTCATGACTTGAGAATGCTTTGGTCTCGTCCCAAAACGGAGCAGGGTCGTGCGTAGAAGCAGTAGCGGCAAAGTCGGCTTTTTGATGAGGGGAAGAAGGGTCAAACTTTTGGTTTTCGCCAAGAAACTGGTCGTTTGGACGACGAGCATGAGTCTTTCCATTCTTAGCACCGGCTTGGTTGATGAGCCTTATGACTTCTCTTGCGGCTGATTCTATATTTGTTACTCCGTCTTTTAGCGACACTTCTCCTAAATCAACAGTGAGTCTTCTTACAAAATCCATATCGGTCCAATGAGATAGTTCGTTCAAGCGGGTGTCACTCAAAGTGTGGGCTGTGTTACGAATACCTTTCATGGCTAAAAAAGCAGGTATGACTCTTGTTCCGTCCGGAGTGTCAAAGAAAGTAGACCGCTCTCTTACCCCACTTTCTATCTTGTCGTGCTGAGTCGCTGCATCTGTAGCATTAGCGACAGCACTGTTTGTTCGGTCGGAATACCCATTAGTATTGGTATTGTCAACTCCGCCGACATAGTGATTAGAAAGACCACCTGCAACGCTTTCGTTCCATGTGCTGTTATGCGAATAAGAAGCCTCTATGAAGTCGGATTTTTCAGTAGACTTCATACTCTTACTTTGAGAAGGGAAACCGTTTGCTACATCAATTAAAGAACCGCTGTCGCTTTCGTTGTTCTTTATCTCTCCGCCCGTCAGTTTAGTAGCGTCACCCCCTATCGAAGCCGCTGCTGGACTGGACTGAACTTGCATATGTATGTCTTGAAACGATATGAACTCCCTGTCATGCTTGACATCGTAAAGTAAGACTCTTGCAAAGCCATCTGTGCATTGATAGGGGTCGATGTAAGCCACTACCGGTGGGCTTTCGGAAAGACCAAGTGCATCGTAATTCATCTCTATTGTCTTGTTTATATGCTGCGCTAAGTTTTGAGCCGTTTCTATACAACTGTCACCAATCAAAAAGTTCTCCATCGGAATGCTTTCTCTTGGATTGGCATTGAAACTACCAACACCTCCTGTGAACCCTGTCCAAACTTCGGCTTCGTTAAGCGTGCCTCTGCTTTTACAAAACAAACCTTCTATTGCGTGTGGGTTTGTATAGTGCATGTTCATCCAAACAGTGTCACCTTGCCTTAGTCCACCTGCACAATAAGGGTGAGCCCACGCTCTGTTGAGGAATGTTTCTAAAACTTGAGGATAGTCAGTTGCACCTGTAGCGTGTAGGTCTTCTACATACACTTCGTCACCGACCGATGGAGTGAATCCGGAATCGGGGCTGACAATTGTCAGTGTGTTATCTGTTCTGTTATCATAGAATCCTCTGTAAACCACACCACTTGCGTTCCTCCAAGCAACTCGGAACTTATAGCCCGAATCATGGCTGTCTTTAGGGAACAGAGAAGCGTCGTCTAAAGTAAGTGACGATGCTGGACTACCCGTAACAGAAACTACCACTGCTCTTGGTCTCTTTGACTTTATTTTAGGTAAGTGAGGATTACTACTTGGTCCGTCTCTCAACTCAATTGCACTGACATATTGCCGTAGTCCATAATCGACATTTCCGCCTTGTGTCATTACATTTGAGCGGTCGTAGTAAAAGGACCTTCGACTTTCATAACCCGAACTAATAAGAGAAGGGTTGTCAGCGATACTGGTGTAATTCATGTCTTGGTAACCCGGTGCTGGTAAAATGAACGCTCCTACTTTGAGGTCTCGGAAGAAGTCTTTACTGGATATAAAGTCGTCCGAATGAGCACCTGCGACAGTGAGGTAGTTGTTCGTTACATCTCTTGCTGAATAAATGACCCATTCTCCGTTTGCTAAAAAGGCCCTACGGTATCTCGCGTTACCTCCAAGATTAGCAACAGTGACTGGTGGAGCAGAAGGTATAGGGAAAAGACTTGCGTTTTCGACATAAATACGGTGCACTGAGGTGTCGTATGGTTGAGTAACTCTTGTTCCGCTACGATGCGTATCTGCTTGTATGGCGTATGAAAAAGGACCGAACACTTCGGGGTCTTTCGGCGCAATTGAATCTACTCTTCTACCGACAGGGCTTGGTGCCCAAGAATGAGCAGTATGCGTAGCGTCTATGTGTATTTTCATACTGTTGTCCGGGCCGGGGAATATACCCTTTTCCGGCTTATCAAAGAAGAACTCTTCAAACAAAGGAATCTCAACAAGTGCTCTCGTGCTGGCATACTGAGTTCCGAGTTGGTAATCATGTTGCACAGTGTCAAGTGTTTGAAACAACCTATCGTTGATAGTTGTCCCGTCGTTACACATGGTCTCTTCACTGAACTTGTCATCTACATGCAACACGCTACCTGCACCTATACCAGTAGCCGTAATCCAAGCAGCGAGTGAGTCGGCTTCCGAACCATTGGCTAAAGTGAACTTACCAGTGCCTGTGTGTCCTGTACCCGAAGCAAATGTAAATGTCGTGCCTGTTTTACTGGTGTATAGAGCAGAGGCGAATCTTGGCGACTCGTTATCGTTTGTTGGTATTTCAAGGTAAATGTAGCCTACTTTCGGAAAACAATATGTTCCCCAAGACTGTAAATCAGTTGTTCGATTGTTAAGTGGCTTGGCAACAACAGTGCTGCTGGTCGTGCTACTTACAGTCGCTTGGCAATCACGACGAGTGTTCCAAGCAATTCTTGCCAAAGGACTGGGGTCAAAGGTTTCTTTTGTGTTAATAGCACCTTGACCGACACCTCCCAGCGTCATGGTAACCACAGGAGCACCGGGCATTATCTCCTTAACAATGTGAGAATCGGGAGAAGCAGAACCTTTGACATATACACTTGAAGATGACAGGTCACTCGTAACGCCATGTGCGCGAATGGTATACTGACCGTTCTCTTCTTCATTAAACGACATCACTCTTGCACGAGAGACAAGGCTTTCTATTGATATTTTATTTGCCTTTTCTGTACCAGTCAACAGTTTACTTAGTATGTTCACTCGGTTTCTGTCACTGGGTTGGATAACCAATTGCATTGTATTACCATTTGAATTATGCTCTATGATGTCAAAGTATTCGTTAACGCATGTGCTTTGGCTTGTAGTCCCTATGCCGGAAACTTGACCTTGGTTAAACAGTTCTTCGTTATCAACTAAATCGGCGGTTATACCGGCACTGATAGTCACGCTGGTAGCAGTTACTGCGGTTACAGTCCCCACTACTTTGCCGTTGGCTTTGTAAACTACATTCCCTATCGGAAATGTTCCAGTAGCATCTGTGCCATCAACAGTCATAGCAGCGGTTGCACCGGTCGAATAACCACTGCCGTTATTGACAAAGACACCTGTTCTTGGACGGCTACCGTTTGTCGCCAGTCTTACCTTTGCACCTGCTACTTCTGTAAAAGGTGAAGAATTATCTATTTCTCTTGTTACTGAAACTCTATGAAACACAGAGCCTCGTGAAGACAACTCTGCTGTAGCCAAAGCAATGGCCTGTGGTGTAGTGCTTGGAGGGTCGCTTGATGTGAGCGGTAAGTAGTTTTGAGGGCACAGGTCATAATTGAGTAACTTTTCAGCAACCAGCCCTTCGGAATTATCACCTTCTAAGTCTCCATCGGAAAAGACGGACATTTGAGGTTTGTCAAACTCAATTACCCCACCTGCTGAGTATATGCTTAGTCCCGATATTGCCATATCATCGCGGATTAAATCGAGTATGGAGTGTGAAACAGTAAGCATGGTGCTGACATCGGGGAGAGTTTTTGTTACCAACAGTTTAGGATTTAAGTCTAAAATACTGACTATAGCCCCTGTAGTAGCAGCGTTGATAAAAGTCGTTTGAGGTGCTGTTGTAAATGTCAGCGTCTTAGCACTGTGATTTATTTTAGCGGTTACGGTAGCATTACTCGTAGCGGCGATTTCTCCTATACGAATGTTACTTGCAGGTATAACCTCGCCATCGTAACCGAAAGACTTGATACTTTGAAGCGTCAGTATTTTGTTACTACCGCTGATATTACCAGTGAGTCTTGAAGTAGCACCTGTTGTAAACTCAGTTCCTTGATAATCAATGGCATTGTAGTGTATCTGTATAGACGGAGCGTACCCATAAGCCGCAAGGCTTGGTACATACAAAGAAGCAATTCTACTTTCTTGCGAAGGTATAGCGTGTAAAGCATTAGCAGTTGATTCATGAGATGATACAGACTTGAGTAAAAAAGGTAACGGGTTGAAGTTCAAACCGCCTATGGCGAGTAACCCTCTCTTTGAATCATCAATGTCCGACATTCCGTTTTCTATAAGAGAAGTAACGACAGCGGACGACGCAGCGGTTTTGAGTTTAATTGGGCCTTGAGTATCGTAACTTGAAATAATGCTGTTAACAGGAACTGTTGACCGCAAATCAGAAAATTGAGCAGGGAAAGAGGCGATTACGACATCACTAATCATGTCCAGTTTCTTCTCTACCCGATGCTCGCTGGTTGGAGGCAATACACCCATAAAAGAATGGCTTTGTACATGATTGAGTATGTGGCGACCACAGTGACCTGCGAGCAATTCATTACCCATGTTCGTAGTGCTGGCAGAGAACTTGTTGAACTCGTGACTGTCAATAGCCATACTTTGAGAGAACATAATTCCGTGATTTTCAAAGTTACTTTCATCAATGCAGACTTGCCCTTGTCTTTGAGAGAACTGTGTCCCACTACCGTATGGTTGAAACGAATTACCTTTACCGGTATCAACTATACAGTCCCCTGTAATGATGACAAAACGACCTGCACCGTGAGTCATTAGCGCACCCCTTCGACCGTTTGAAGCGTTTGCCTCAAAATCTAAGTGAATTGATTCAACTACTATTGTCCCTGCACTTGCATCAATGGACATGAGGCGCATTCTTTCGGGTGCTTTGTTTGTAGGTTTACCAGTCGTTTGGCTGTAACCAAGTGGGTTGATGAGTATGTTGTAGGGAACTTTAGGCACGCTTACTGTAGAAGTAGCGGATTCGGCATAT